CATCTCAACATCGCGGTTCTTCATGTTCGCCGGGACTTGCAGTGGCGGTTTCGTCTGGTAGTCAATGACCTGCGCCTTGCGAAACTGCTCATGCTGCAACTGCTTGATGTCTCCCAATGCCTCCATGCCTGGAGAGTTGCCGTAAATGTCACCTCCGGTAGTTCCCCACCGGGGTACAAGGCATGGGAACTGCTCAAATCCGCTTTCCGATAGGAACTTATTGTGTTCTCCACCGATCTCAAAGTACCAACTACCGTACGGCATATTTTTGTTGTCACGCTTCTTGATATCACGGTCAGCGCGTGGTTCAATCGCATGAATGATGGTAATCCATTGGTCAAGGCTTCCCCTGTCGTATTGATTCTGAACGCTGATGGAGCAGTTCTCGTAGCCAAACTCCTTCACTAGTTCGGACACAGTTTTTTCAAACTCTCGGTACAGGGTGCAAACCTTGCCTTGATAATCAGTCGCAATGCAGTACTCGCCGCATGTCACGGGGTAATGGTGGATGACATTAGTAAAGTCCGGCAGCACGATTGAGGCGGCCGTACCAAATGTCCCAAGTTCCTCATACATTCCGTGCAGGGCGCGGTAGGTGTTCGACCGTTGGAACACTAGTTGCATGCGCTTTGTCACATCATCAAGCCACAGTTTAACAGGCTGATAGGAGTTCAAATCAGGGTCAGCGGTTCCGAGTCGAAACCACGGCCGCGCTGGGCTGGTTGCCCCCGCCATCATGCCTGCACCGAGAGTTCGTAGTGCGCGAGTGCCTGTGTTGTCAAGAATCGAGTTGTGCCGGCGACCGCCCTTGTCGCGATCCTGCACAAAGTATCGACCACTGCGCGGGAGAATATACGAGGTCAATTCTTGGTAGTGCGACCACCAAGACGCTCGCTCAGACTTGAGTTGCCCCCATCGCGTGAACAGCCTGTCGCGTGTTGGAGCGTTTGCGTACGAGTTGTTGTCGCCAGTGTATTGACTCATGATTAGCCGCCTAGCAGCGAACTGCGTCCAAGTGCAAGGGAATTGGGATCAACGCCACCGGGGCCTGTGAGCATGGTTGACGATGGGCCGGTCTTGGCGGCTTGTGATGCTGCTGACATAATGCTGTTGATGTCAGGTGTGCGGCGGTTTGCTGCGTTGGTGACCATCTCGGATTGACGCTGCTGACCAATTGCCTTTGCGGTCGCTGCTTGTTGCGCTTTCTTCTGTTGACGCATTGCGTCTTGTTGCGCTTTCTGACCCATTATCGACGATGCTGCTGAAATGCCAACACCCGCTGCTGCTGCGCCGGCTCCAACCGCTGCTGCTCCGACAGTTGCCGCTGTTGCTGCGGTTGCTGCACCTGCTGCGGTTCCCGCGCCGGCTGCAATTGCACCGGAAGTACCGAGAATGGCTCCACCAATAGTCGTAAATACTGGCATTACAGTCTCCTTGCGTATGTGTGTTCTGATTCCTTGTATCCCAATTTGTGCAGCAACTTGCCAACCGCGTTGTTCAGGTCAATCTGAAGGGAAGACATTGTTGCCACCGTTGCACCTTGTTCTGCTGCCCACGCCTCGTATGCCTTGACAAGCATGATCCCCGCTCGACCGCCCCGATACTCGGTGTTTACCCACCAGGCAAGTTCGCAAGCGATCTTGACACGGGGCGCAAACCAAATGGGATTGATGATTGCACCAAGCATCCCAACGACTTCGCCTTGCAGGTCAGCGACAAGCACACAACCATGCGTCATAAGTGCGCGTACAGCGTCAGCCAATTCGTCGTCTGTTGCGTTGATCATCGCTGCATGTGGCGCGTATTCGTGGAATTGCCTGCTCATATGCGTTAGCACCTCCACATCGTCCATCGTTGCATTGCGAATGATCATCGTAAAGTTATCCCTTGCAATAGATAATACGGGTACTCACTTGTAATTCGCGTACGGGTCGTACTCTTTCAATTTCGCACCCTTCACCTTGTACTTGTCAAAGAGTGTGCGCCGGCGAACGGGGTAAGCGAAGGTGAGAGCGAGCGCATCGGCAAGGTCTGGGGACGCACCACCCTGCAAACGCTTCTTGATCTCGTCCTTTGATTCAAGCACCTTGCGACCTGCCTGGTCAAACCAATACACAGGCGTTGCAATCTCTTGCTTCAACGCGACATCTTGCGGTATTTGACCGCCTGCATGAATCCACTCACGCATACCCCACCACATCTCAGTGCGTCGATTGACAAACTGGTCAGGCTGCATGGCTTTGCCACCGAACGGCACTTCGATGGGGTCAAAGTCAAGTTGCCGCAACCTGTCAATGACACCCGCTCCCGCTCCGCTGTCAACGAACACAGCATCAGGCTCCCAATCGTCAATGACCTGTGCAACGCGAGCGGCCAACTCCATGTTGTCAATGCCCCGGTACACCAGTGGTTGGAATGCCACAAGACCCTGCCGCTTGAAGATGACCGAGCGGTCATCGCCAAACCGCGCAGGATCAACGCCAAGTATCCGCGCTGATCCTTCCACATCTTTGTCGGTGTATTCCCGCTTCGCTGCCATCTCGGCGTCTGACAGGCTGATCAACTGGTCGTCGCCGGCCGCGCTGAAGTCACACAGGTACTCGCGAGCGAACGCCGTTTCAGGCATGTCGCGCTTCAGTCGCTCAACTTCAACCGGATCAATGGATTGAGTATCGTATACGGTATATTTCGCTGCGTTCCAGCCTGATAACGACTGTGCGCGGAAGTACAACTCGCTGAACAAGTTGACACCCGTAGGTGTGCCAATGAACATTGCCCACCCCTGACGATCAGACAACGCCGGCTGAATGATGTCGTTCCACACCTCGGGTTTAACCTGGGCAACCTCATCAATCACGCAACCGTCAAGGCGAACACCGCGCATTGCATCGGGGTTGTCACCACCAAAGATCCGGATGACGCAACCGTTGTGCTTGAAAGTGACAAGCAAGTCACCTTCGTTGATGTCAACGGCATTAGCAACAAGTAGCGGTGACAACTTCTGTTTAAGTCGCGCCCACGCAATGGCTTTGGCCTGCTTTAAGAACGGTGCAATGTAGAAGAACAAGCCAAGTTCCTTGTCAAAGCGCATGGCCTTGTCAATGAGTTCCATGATGGCAAGTTCCGTTTTGCCGGCGCGACGGTGAAGAGCCAGCACAGTAAACCGCTTGCGAGCAATGTGACATTCTCGTTGCCACTTGCGCGGTTGGTAATCAATGCGGATCTCGGTCATGTGATTAATGGGACACCAGTTGTCACCGTAAGTGTGACACCACCACCGTGATCAACTGCGGTGCGGTCGCCGTATTTCTTTGGATGCCATTTGGCTAGCAAACGCAAGCGTGTGTCAACTTGCAACCTTCTCCAGGCTGCTTGCACTTGGTCAACTGGCTCGGTGTCGGCGAGTGCTTGACAGTCTTCCGCAATGACATCACACCCGCTATCTCTCGCGCGCGCGAATTGTATAGCGAATTGTTTATCACTGTCAATCCAATTGTAAACACTTTGCCGAGTGATACTTCCGTGAAGTTTGCAGAATTCGTTTAACGATCTTCCGCTACTAATCCAAGCAATAAGTGCTTCCCGTAATTCAATTCTTTCCGGGGTGATTTCTTTCTTTGGCCGGCCGCGTTTCTTCGGCAAGGACTTGGACGACCCGTTTGTAACCGCGAGGGATTTGTGCTCTTCGTTCATAGTTGCAGATTTTTTGAATAGTTGACTTGCCTAGGTTAAACATCACCGCCAACTTGTTATACGACAATTTGCGTTCTTCACGGGCGATACGAATTGACAGCACAACACTGTCAAGTATTCGTGCGTTGTGGTGTGACTGCCCTATACGTTTTCCGTATTCGTTAACAGCAATAAGGGCAATCCGTGTATTCATACGCGTTTTTGTAGAACAAGGTCAAACCCTGCTGCGTGTGCTACTTGCAGGGCAGATCGAAAGTTTGGTACTCGCGAGCCATTGCGTGTGCCTGGTGCTCCGAGGAGGCATCGCACTGTATGTGCGCGTAGGATTCCCTCCTCCTCCATCCGTAAGGCAAGGTCGTTTCGTGTCAATCCCTCTGATTCAAGGGACGCTTTAATTGCAAATTTGAAATCGTCGTAACTGTGCATACGACCGAGTATAGCATTGCATTACATTTCCCAATACACTTCTTCGCCACGTTTGTACAACTTTAACTGTTGCTTGTAGGCATCGGGCTTAACGAAGTGTTTGTCAACGACAGTGAAATGATTGTTGGGGATGAGCAGGAAGTAGCCTTCAAAGGTGGTAATGAGGCTAAGTGGCTTGTGTTCGGCCGGGTATCGGCTTGAACCGTCAGCCCAATCAATCACAATACCTGTGTGTATTCCTTCCTCTTCAGCGCGGAATGCGTTGACAGTTAGACCTTCAAGGTAATCCAATCGAATGGCTTCAATGTGTTCTCCCATAGCACCCCACGGCTGAGAGGAGTCATCAACATCCGGGTCAAAGTTAGTGGTGGAGGATAGTGCGTGAAGCGGCAAACCTGACCAGTGCGCTCCTGACGCTAGAACGACATGGCAACACAGGTACTGACCGGGACGGGCGTACACGGCATGCCAGATGCCTGGTGTTGTGCCGGCTGGCATGTTAGGGCCAAGGAACTGATTGTCAACATACACATACAAGTGATGCGGCAAGTTAGCGTGTTTCATGCGTTTAACTTCGATGGCACTGGTCGATTGGATGACTGCAATACGCGTGATGGAACAACTGCTTTAGGATCGTTTGCCCACTGTGTCAACTCGTCAATGATGCGAGTAAACCAATCGGTGGTTGGCACTTTCCTGACATATTCCTCGCGAATCCTGCGGGTGGTGTTGTGCCGTATCTGTGCGCTTGTGCGGTACGGGGTGCATTGAATGACAATGCCGTCATCGTCTACCCCAATGAATCCTGTCTTGGTGTACCCACACAGGAAACCCTCGTTCTTAAGGTA